GGGCAAAATATTTTCATACATCTCAAGTCCCCAGTTTTCCGCGGTGGATGGGATGATCTCCCGCTCGATCTCAGTCAGCCGGTCGTAGACCTCATCCAACGCCATCCCCAGCGTCTCCAATTCCCCCACGCCGGGGCCAATGGTCAGATCATACAGTCCCAAAGGCCGCAGCAGGTCCTTCAAATAAGTGCCATAGCCCATATCAGGCCTCCATTTCCGTGACCGTCAAGGTTCCCAGCACCGGAAGCCCTCCGTTTTTTCGGGCCACATCCGCCGTGGGCTGCAGGATCTGGTAGTTTTCCACTCCAGGGACCTGATAGATCAGATTCCCCAATTTTGCCAGCAGCACTGGTTCCCCCAGGCGTTTGCCTGTGAAATACCCGGACAGCGCAGTTTTGACATTTTCGATGACCTCTGCCGCCATGTAGTTCCCGTTCACGGAAATAACCGCCGCCACATCTACCGACCGTTCTTCCGGCGGCAGCACCTGCAGATCCACACAGATTTCCCGTTGGGACCTCAGTTTCGCCTGTACCGTATCCATCAAAGTCTGAGATGGCACACCGTTTTCCGTCGCGATCACAATATCCACTGTGCCCACCCCACGATTGCGGGGAAGCACCTGGACCGCCGTCACTCCGTCCACATTCAGTGCCTGTGTCTCATAATACGCCACATTGGCCCCATTGGGCAGCTTCTGATAACTCTCTAAAATACGTTTCCGCAAGGAATCATCCTCCTCGCCGTCGCTTCCGTCCGTAAACGCCGCCGGGTTCGTACAGGTCTCCACGCCCACCGGGGCCTGGACCATATACGTGATACTGTCCGCGGGAACATTTCCCGCAGTCCCCGCTTCCATTGCTCGGGCCGGCACCTGACAGGAAAGCTGTCCCACAGGAATGATCCCCGCTTCCACGGTCTCAAACCGGTTTCCTGCCCCGTCGGCACACACCAGCCCTTTGGGAATCTTCAGATCCTTTCCTGCTGCGGCAGAAATGGAGAACTGTAACGTTCCGATGCTCACTGCACCATCCCGGCGCTGGATGCCACGCACTTGAGCGTGGTCATCCAGATAGTTTCCCGACGCTGTCTGGGGGAAACACTGGCGCACCACAAATTCGGTCTGTTCCCACAAGGAATACAGTTCCGCCGCGGCCGCGTACAGCCGCAAAGACAAGTCACCCCCGTCCGCCACCGTCAAACCTGTCAGAGACATCAGCCTCTGCTTCATTGTTTCATAAATCGTTTCCATTGTCCGCATGTTCTCTCATCTCCCTGTCATACCTGCACGCCCGCGGTGAATTGAGTCCCTTGGGCAGTGAATGTGACGTCGATCCGCAGGCAGTCCGCCGCAACGGGTGTGACCTCCACATCCGTAACCGTCACATCCGGCTCCTCCGACAATGCTTCCGCCACGGATTGCATGGCCTCTGTTTTCCATTCTGAGGGCAGCGCGGTCCGTGGCAGCAGGTACAATCGGCTACCATAGTCCGGCAATGGCGCAAACCCGCCCCGCCGGGCGGTGAGCCGCATCACCACCCGCTGGGCGATCTCCTCTCCGCCGGACACGCTTGCCAATCCACCGCCGGAGGGCACATATGCCCCTTGTTCCAATTTCAGTTCCAAATGACGCCTCCCATCATATTGCCAGCATTACAGGCACACCATTCACCGTCAGGGTCCCCTGGATGTCCACGTTTCCGGTCAGGATCATCTGCCCGCTGTTCTTCAGCAGTACCGACGCGCCCCCACTGTACAGGTATACTTCTCCCTGCTCCATCCCCTCCGGGATCTGGCTCTGCCGCTGTCCGGCCACCACGGTTTCTCCCGTTCCGCATACCAGTGTCAGCACCTCCGCGTCCTGCTGGGGCAGCCACACATATCCTCCCGGCGCCGCTACCATCAATCCCCGCAGTTCTTTATCCGTCCGGGCAGCGGGACTCTCTCCGCCAATGGTCACAATGGCCACCTGGGCATCTTTTTCCCGCTCACGGAACCGGGACGTCTGTTCGGATAACCACATCTCACCAAGCCTCCCATACTGCCAAGGTCAGTTCCGTGCCGAACTGACCGTTTTCCGCCCAGCATCGGGACTGGCTGACCCGAAACTTTCCCGTCAAACCAATGGCGCTGTGATTTAGCCACACCGTGTCTCCCGCAAACGCGGCAAACAGCGCTGGCATCGCCAGAATACACACCACGCTGTCCGCCATGGACTGACGGATCTGATATTCTCCCGTATACCGCATAGCGTCATAGTCTGTATATCTGGGGACATTCACTACCCGCCGGGCACTGCCGCCCCTGGTGATCAGGCTGTTATTTTTCACAGTGCTCACCGTCCCCGAACGGGTCTTTTTTACCAGGACCTCCGTAATCACTCCATACCGGTCATCCCGGAACTCCACACCGCTGACGGCGGTGGAACCGCCGATGGTGAACACCTCTCCGCCCCGCTTTCCGTCCAGCAGCAAGGTTCCCGACCGGTCAAACCGCGGTTCCAAACCGCCGGCAAACTGGAGATACTCTCGCAGAACGCTCCACTGGCTCTGCCCGGACTGCACGGTGAAATGCCCGACCACCGGAGTATGTACCCGACTGATATCTTTCACGCCCCAGCTCGTCACATGCCGCCGCAGTACTTCTTCCAAATCCAGGCTGAAATACTCCCCGCTCTCGGCTTCATTGTCCATCAAAAGCGCCGCCAAGGACCGCCCCTCGATCACCGCCGTGGAACCGTGCACATCACATGTGACGGTATATCCGTCCACCACCCCGTGGAACACACGCCTGCCCTCATGTTCGGCCGTAAAACGGCAGGCAGATTTCAGGATCGGAAGCATTTCCGGGAAATACCGGAAGGTCACGGAAAACCCATCACAGGGCTGGCCCAGTCCGTGGGTGATCTCCCACCCTGTAAGCACTGGCAAGTTCCACGCTTTGCCGGTCTGATCATAAATTGTTCCTGTCATATTCACCCTCACTGTACCCGAATCCGGTCTCCCGGATGGATGAGATTGATATTCCGAATCTGGGGATTCAGCGCCACCAGCGCCGCCAATGACAATGCGTACCGGTTGGCGATTCCGTATAAGGTGTCCCCCTGTTTCACGGTATAGTACGCCGTTCCCGCCGCGGCTATGTGTTCAGAAGTACCTGTGCTCGTAGTGTTTTCCGCAGATGACGTTGCACTGGATGCCTCTGTTAACCCTAATCGGTATTCGTCGTAACATTCCCAGAACTCAAAGGCATATGCCACATAATCCTCCTGGGGTTCCTGCTTTACCGACAGTTCCACGAACCAAGCGTTGGCGGTCTGCCAGACAGGATGGACTAGGATGCCTGGCGTATCTTCATAAAACACGGTGGCCAGCCGCTGAAATTCCCGGTATGCCCCCGGACCCGCAAACTCGCCATCCCCTCGCAGCACCCTGCATTTCATCCCCATCCCCTCAAGCACATCCCGGCCAAAAGGGACATGGTGGACTGCCATATTCCGGTAGAATCCGATCTCATAAACTCTCGGGTTATGGGGCCAAATATAATTTTTGTATCGCATGGGTGATAGATTCATCCCTGCATCCCCCTTTCTCAATACCGGGGATATCCCGGATCATACCGCCGGCTGTCCCGGCGGAACCAGTCGGAGATCGTCCGCATCTGCCGCTGACGGTCTTCCCCGGTCTCCTTTTGAAAATGGCGGACAAATCCAGTGTTCTCTGTCATCGTACTATCCACTGCCGGGACTTTTCTGCGGCAAGTAACATACGCACCATTTTCGCCAAAAGTCGTTTCCACCATTTGGGACACGTCCAGTTCGCCATTGCCTGACCGGACCGGTTCCGGACGCTTCGTCGGTTCCCAAACCGGCTGTTTTTTCAATTCCTCCGCCAATTCACCCGCCAAAGAATGGACAGGCCGACGTGTCTCCACTGGGGCTTCTGATTGCTTTCGGGCAGTCGGTTCCGGGATCGGAGCCGCGCCTGCTATCTTACGCGGATTGTCCACATCTCCGGCCACCAGAGCGGGGGCGTTTAAACGCCCCCGCAATTCATTCAGCAACCCTCTGGCTACTGTC